GACTGCTGGAACAGGTCACGGTGGATCATATCAATCACCTGCTATCAAACAAGGAATGTTTGTCTTTGGATTCTTCCTTGATGGAAAAGATCAACAGACTCCAATAATCATGGGTTGTCTTGGTAATAATGCTAAGACTAAACTTGAAAGGAAGATGGGAACTGAGGGTAGTGGTGGAAAAAACTTTACCCCACAAAGTTTTCATTCTAAAAACATAAAGCAAGAACCTGTTGAACAAAAACATCTTAAGGATGGAGATCTTGCACCTAAACAAGCAGGGAATGAAGCATATAGTTCACCATCAAAAGAGAATGTAATGGTTGAATCATCTGATTCAAATAATATAAAGACAACTGCTGATAGAAAAAAATATGGTGTCTTAAATGAAAAGCATGCTCTTGCTTGCCCTAATCCAGACACTCAATCAGACACAAAAAACATACAGACTGTAATATCAACTTTAACTTCTAAGATAGAAGAATTTCAAAAGTCTTTGAGAGATGCTGATATTGCTGCTGGTTTACCAATATTAGAAAACAATAAAGATATTGACAAAGCAATTGAAGATGCATCAGAAGAGATGTCAAAATATATGAAAGGCACAATGAATAAACTTCAACAGTTCGCAACTAAGGAGTTTAATGAGAAACTTGCACCTTTAGAAAATCTTGCCCCACCATCTCATGCGTTAGAATTACTGAATAAAAAAGTAGAGGGCCTAGAAAAAATAGCATGTATGTTTAATGGTATGGCAGGTCTTGCACTTGCAGGATTGATTGCTGCTGCATTAAAGAAGGCTTTTAATAGAAAGAAAAAGAAGGCAGAAGATACTGCTGCTAATGCTGCCACATCTGAAGCAGGAGTTGTTGGTGTAAGCACATCAGCAGTAATACCAAGTGTTCCTGTATTAGATACACCAGGTGCTACTGATGTTCCACCTCCAACTGCTGATGGATTCTATAGACCTACACCACTTTGCGAGACTGAAGAAATTATTGGTGAAGTGTTAGGAGGAACGATTAACACAATCATGTCAGGTTTTGATAGTGCAATTGGCCCTGTGATTGATGAGATTCAAAACTCTTTAGGAGGATCTTCTACTGAAACTGGATCAGAAAATGCAGGAACAATTGATCATGCTATAAACGAAAACAATGTTCTCTCATCTTTATCATCTGGTGATTTAGTTTTAAGTTTTTCTCAAACTTTAGCAGATCAAGCAAAAATAGATCCTAATAAAATAGGAGGTGCAAATCGTTTCTGGGCAGATGGAAACTATGGTCGTGGATTAATTTCATTTATTGATGCTGCTGGTCAAAACACTCCAGATAATCAACAACTGATAGCACAAGCATTATCTTTGATTGATGATAAGTCAAATGTAAGTGGTATATCGGCAGGATTAGTTTTAGCGTCAAATTTATTAGGTGTTAATGAAAATCTTTTAACAGGAATAGGTAATGCCTTTCAAGCAATTAGAACTGGTGATATTCCTAATTTACTATCTGCTGCTGGTAGTCTAGCATCAATTAATCCAAGAGTTTTAAATGCTATTGCTGGTAAAGGAGCTTCCCTTGCTGGTATGATACCTAGTGGTATAGGTTTAGGTGCACTTGGCGGTATGAACTTTGATATAACAAGTGCATTGGGATTTGTTAATTCAATAACTAAAATATTTAATTGTGATCCCGATCCAGAGTGTTCGCCAAATGATGAGCATACAATGCAAAGTGGAGGTGGATCAACTGATAAACCTAGTACCTCATCAGTTGCTGAATCTGCTAAAAATACATCAGAGTCTGTTGGAGAAAGAAGATCATATGGAACTAGCACAGAGAAGTTGAGTTTTAGCAAACAAGGTGTTACAATTAAGAAAGTATTTACTAAACCAACATCAAGAGTGAAAGATCTAACTGGTCTTATTGGTTATATTGGTGGTCAACCATACTATGGCCCATTTCATGTTCATACAAGAGAAAATGGAACAACAGTTAAGATGGTTGGTATTGCACATACGACTTCACCTCATCCTATCATATATGATACAGTTCAAGAGAGTTTACAATAATGCCAATAACACAAGCCTCATTCGATAATATTAAAGTAGGATACATCAGCGAAACTGATGGATATATTAAAAACGTGTCAATTTCTGATGCAAATACATATGCAGAATTAAATCCAGATACAGAATTTATTTTTATTGATGGTGATGAGAAAGTTAGATTTTTGACAATTAGTGAGGTCAATGCACTAACTCCCAAAAATTTACTTCGATCTGATCCTTGTATAACTGGTGATCAACCCTGTGGCCCACCGAAACTTAAGTTCTTTGGAGGTGGTGGTGTTGGAGCAAGTGCTAACCCAGTTGTAGATAGTAGTGGTAATTTAATTGCAGTTGATCTTGTGAGTGGTGGTTTTGGATATACTTCATCACCTCAAGTTCAAGTTATTGATCCATGTAATAATGGTAGTGGTGCTGTTTTACAAACTCTCATTGAGAATGGAGTGGTAGTTCAAGTTATTGTTAGAGATAGTGGCCAAGGTTATCTTCCACCACCTCAAACAGTTCCTCAGTATCCTGCTATTCTAGAACTTTCAGGTGTAACTGTTACAAATCCAGGTTTCAATCATAATTGTGGTGTTGATACACTAGAGGTAATACCAAGTAATGGTACAACTCTTTCATATAGTTGTGATCCTTTTGGGAAGATAAAATCTGTATCAGTAGATAAAGGAGGTAGATTTACAGAACTACCGCAAATCAGAATGAATACAGAGACTGGGTTGAATGCAACTTTTGTTCCTAATTTTGATATTGTTCGCGACCCACAACCAGTGGATCCAGTATTAACAGATGTTGTTCAGGTCTTTGATCTTGTTGGGTTAAATATAAATGGTTACATTGATGGTAAACCTTACTATGGAAATGTTTATTTCGTAAATGGAATTAAATATGCAGGAACAACTGAAAAAACATCTGGAACTAATATCATAGTTTATGATACGCAACTTGCCAGTGTTCAAAAAAGACTTGATGTTGTTAGCACAATTACTGCAAGTCAGAGAGAGGAGACTGAAACTCAAGAGGATACTATAGAATCTATAAGTTCTCCATCAAGAGGAAGTTACTCTACTACACCAACAAGTGCTCCGTCTACTCCATCAACGACAAGTACACCAAGCACAACACCTGCAACTGGTGGTGGTTATTCAACACCATCAACCCCCGCACCATCAACACCATCAACACCAGCACCATCAACACCAAGCACACCTAGTGGCGGTGGCGGTGGTGGATACGGAGGAGGATACTAATGTCTGATAAAAAGAATTTTTGGAACCAAGTGATCAGTGCCATGAATGGTGCGATTACTTTTGGTAAATTAAGCCCAGAGGGTGATGTTACTTCTAGTGTTGCGATAGAGGCACGAGATGGAAGACACTTTATGTGTTTTGATGAAGATGGCCCAAGAACTGGTTACACATTAATGAACGCACCTGGTTCAACCTTTATTCATAGTGGTGAAGATTTAGAGAAACAACAAGAAGCAGTCGTGATTCTTGCAAAGAATGGTGATATACATCTTAAAGCAACCAATGGAAAGATAAAATTAGAGGCACTTGACATTGAACTTATTGCTAATGGAAATGCACCACAAGGAGTGATTTGGGCAAATGCATACGAGACCTTGAAACTTGACTCAAAAAATGTTACAATAGATGGTAAGCAATCTTGCAAAATTATGACATCTGGTTTAATGACAATTAGAGGGAGTCTTGGAATGCAAATGCTATCACCATTGATAGAGGGAGTTTCCCGTGCATTAACCAAGGATAAACTACCAGAACCAGCACAAACAAATTCAAAGAGTATCTAACATGGCATTTGCATTCGACGAAATATTCGCATACGGTGGGCAACTTATTGTTGCTGCGAAGAAAAGAGTTCCTAAAGCATTAGGAATAGGAGAGGAGAAGATTGACCACTCCGCATATATTGAAGGTAATACTCAGATAGGAAAGGTAGATGCTTTTTCATCTGCCATGGCAACTTTGATGGTTGGTAGAGAAGATACTAAGGGAACACCTAACGCGATAGAAACAAGAGGTAACGTTGACATTATAGGGGATGGTGGAACCAGTAATGCTCTTTATGTAAGTGGTGGATCAGGTGCAAACACAGTTCATATTATAGGAGATCTTTATGTAAGTGGTTCAACAGACTCTGGAAACAAAGGTAGACTTGCAAGTAGATTTGCAGCAGCAGATGCTTCACCAAAACCTTTTGATATCAAACACCCAAGTAAAGATGGATGGAGACTTAGATATGCTTGTATTGAAGGCCCAGAGGTTGGTGTCTATCATAGGGGAAGAGTTAGAGGTGAGAAGTTAATAAAGTTACCAGACTATTGGAAAGATCTTGTTGATATTGAAAGTATATCAGTTCAGTTGCAACCTATTGGTGCTCATCAAGATGTTATTGTAAAAAGATGGGATGATGAATTTGTTTACTTACAAGCACAAGGTGGTATGCCTGTGAATTGTTTCTATCATGTATACGCAGCAAGAAAAGATGTAAACCCATTATATGTTGAGTATCAAGGTGATAGTTGGAAAGATTATCCAGATCCAAACTTTAACCCAGATACTGCACCTGATATTCCAAACTACAATGATCCAGAGTATCGAACTAAAAGAAATACTATTACAATTTGAAGAAACTAATTTATATACAAGATAATTTCTTAGATTCTACTTTATGCAAACCTTTTATTGATCTTTTTAGTGTTAAGAAAGAGGATCGTTCTTTGGATGCTGTAACACACTCAGATCCAAATGAGACTCTAACATACATGCCAGAGTTTAAATTTGATAAGAACTATGG